CGCGCCACGCTGATGCGGCCGTAGTTGCCGTAGGTGGCCTCTGACGTGGTCTGGTCGCCCGCCTCGCCGGGATCGGCGGTGTGCAGGCTGATGAACACGTTCGCGTTGCCGGTGCCGGAGAGCGTCCCGAGGTGGCTCGCCAGCGTCTTGTTGAAGAGAAGTGCGAGGACGTCGTTCTCGGTGGTGTTGCCTTTGCTCATGCGTACCTCACTTTGGGATGGTGTGGGACCAGCCGTTGATGTGCTGCGTGACTCCGGCCACGATAGTGATAGCGTCCATGTTGAGGTTGCAGCCGGATGTGCCGACGCTGCCGTCCTGCAGGCCCGTGGTGCCGTCGGCCTTCGTGCAGCGATAGAAAGCAGCATCGCCGGCAGCGAGGCCGATCACATCGGTGATCGCGTTGGCGGTCACGACGCCGGCCGCTGAGGTGCCGAAGCAGGGGTTCGGCAGGGTGAACTCGATGAGCTTTACCTGCGCGCCGATGGCGGTGTCCGCGGTGGCCGGCTGGGGCGCAGCGTAGATGCGCAGCTTGCCGCCGTTGTACAGGGCGTTGAGTGCGTCGGCCTGCGCGTTCACGTGGGCATCGGCGAGTTTCAGGTTGAGGGCCATATCATGCTCCCGTCTGGGTTTCGATCTTGCCGACGATGGCGCCGGTCGCGTCCTTCACGAACTTGGTCTCACGCACGGTCGGCATCGGCGGGGGGGGCGTGGGTGGCGGCCCGAAGTCCGGCACTGAAACGCCGCTCTCGTCGCGGATGAGCGCAACTTCGGCGTCGATCTCCTCTGCGCTCCAGTCCGGGTGCAGCACCTTCACCTTCGTCTTCACCGATGCGGCGCCGGCGCGGTTCATCAGCTCGGCCTCTTCGGCGCGTTCAAGATCAGTCGGCTCCTCGGTGTCGGTCCAGACGGTCGAGATGAGCACGGTCTCGTCCATGCCGGCGGAGCCGAAGACGTTGGCGAGGTGACGGGCGAAGGTCAGCACGTCCTCCCAGGTGTTGCCGAACGTCACCTGGCGGTCCTCCGCCTTGGCGTCGAGTCCGCTACGCTGCTCCTTCAGGGTGCCGGCAGCGGCCACCTGTCCGGTAAGCTGGAAGAACGAGGTCGGCGTGCGGGTGATCTTGGCGATGTCGGCGAACCATGAGTCCTTGAGCTCCATGAGGCCGGAGAGGTCACCCGGAGAGATACTGCCGAAGGCCGCGTCCGGGTTGCTCGAGCGCAGCAGGATGCCGGGCGCGACGGTGAACTTGTCTTCGGCGGCGACGCCGATCGCGGTGAGCATCTGAAAGCCGGTCGTGTCCGCGGCTCCCAAGAGGTCCACGACCGTCTTGTTGAGCGCGTCCTGACCCGGCAGCACGTTGTCGAGCTCGGAGACGCCGTAGCTGGCGCCCTGGTCCTTGTTGCGGAAGTGGAACACCGGCAGGCCCAGCGGCACGCCGCCCTCGAAGCCGTTCTCCGTCCACGGAATCGGCCACACGTCGGAGCCTTCTTCGTAGAACTGCTGCCACGCCTGCCCGGTGCCCATGTCGCTGTACTTCTCAATGCGGTCGGCGTAGTAGATGTTCGTGCGCCGCGTCTTCACACTCATGCCGCTCGTGATCGTCCAGCGCTTCACCGCCAGCAGGGGCATCCGCCGGCGTTCGTCGGAGTAGACGATGTGCATGCCCTCATAGCCGTCGTGGGCGTTCTCCTGCGTGAACAGAGGCATGCCCTTGGCGTTGTCCCACTCGACGAGCACGTAGGCGTCGCCGTCCCGGACCGCGGCCAGATGCACAACGCCTTGCTGGCCGTCCATGCGGTTGTGCTGCCACCACTCGGCAAAGGTCTTCGGCTGCTCCTCGTCTGTCTCCGTGGTGAAGCCTTCGACCTTCAGCTTCTCGGCGAGGGAGTCGACGACGATCGGGCAGGCGTTGAGGTTGAACTCGGCATCGTTGTCGACGTTGAGGAAGGCGCGCAGGCGCTTCGTCAGGCAGGTGGCCTGGTCGCCGTCGTAGTAGTCGCGGTGCTTCCGGTACTTCTCGAACTGCTCGATGTTCTGCGCCTCGAGCCAGGCGAGATACGAGAGCTGGATGAGGTCGATGCCTTCGGGCTGAGCTTGCCTGAACGCTTGGACTATGGACGCCATGGAATCAACTCCTGGTCGCTGCGGGCGGCCATCGCGGCCTGTTCTGCGAGCATCGCGCTCATCGGGCGTACGCTTCGGAGCCGGCGCTGTGCTGCACGTCACTCACCATCAGCTCCGTCAGCGCCCATACGAGCGCGTCCAGCCGGTCCGGGGACTTCATGCCCGGCTCCCACTGACAAAGCTGGTCTTCGAGGTCAGGGAAAGTGCCGACGTGGTGCACGCGCCCCTGTTCGTAGAGGGCGGCGACGGGCTCGGCGCGGATCGTCTTGCCCCGACTGGCATGGACGTTGGCGTAGGCGGCGTTCCTGTTCACCGTGCGGATGGTGAACTCGACCATCTCGCCGCCGAAGTTGTTCTCTCCCACGATCCGGTCGGCCTTGTACTTGCTGTATGCGGCGACTGCCTGCTGCCCCCACTCGTTCGGGGAGCCGTGCACGCTCATGTCGTCGAGCACGTAGCCGTGGTCGTCGTGCCCCACGCCAGCGACGACGATGCCGGTATCTGCCGCTTCCTCGGAGCTGGAGCCGGCCGGGTCGACGGCGACGACGATGCGCTTGAGCTCAGGACACTCCGAGAGGGAATGTTCCTCAATGTTCAGACGCTGCCACAGGGCGCCCGGATTGTCCTCGAGGTCTTCGGCGTAGAGTTCCTGCCGTCCGAGGCGAGTGCCCTCATACTTGCGGATGATCTGCTCGAAGAAAGCGCCGGCGAGGTTCCCGCGGTTCTCATGTGTGGAGCCCCTCGTCACAATGCTCGTGGGCGCGTCCCTGAGCGTCCTGACGAGCTTCGTCGGGCGCGGCGTAGTGGTCACCACTGATTGCGGGTTGCTGCCCAGCCTGAGCCCGAACTGCGCTTGGTCCCATGACTCTGGGTAGCGCCACGCCGCGAGCTCGTCGCACCACAGCTTGCAGTGCTGCTTGCCCCTGAGCCGCTCGGGTTCATCGGCCGTGAAGATGAGCGTCTTCCCGCCGTTCGGCCAGGACAGCTGCCGCTTCGACGGCTGGTACTCGGGACGCTCGCCGAGGGGGCAGACAGCGAGGATGCCGGATTCGCCCTCGATCATGATGTCGCGAGCGTCGTCGGCGGTGGCACCGACGAGGTTGACGTACTGGAAGTCTCGCGCCCAGATGCGCACCGTCTCGGAGCCGATGCGAGTCTTTCCGAAGCCTCTGCCGGCGAGCACGAGCCACGTGCGCCAGTCTCCCGGCGGAAGGACCTGCTTCTGCCTTGCCCAGAACGGCCAGTCATAGAGGAGCGCAGCGGCCTGCTCATCACTCAGCGCCGCCAGGAGAGTCGCCCTGTCCTTTGCGCTCAGCGAGGCGAGCAAGGTGGAGTGCAAGGAGGTCGCGGGCACCGGCTGTACCATCGACGGTCACCTCCTCACGGGTCGTGGCTTCGCCTACTTCGAGGCGGTACTTGTCGAGGAGGATGCCGAACGTTGTGGCGAGGTCCCTGCACACCGACGCGGATGGCTTGTCGATCTCGACCTCAACGGGCGTGGCCCCGGAGCCAACCCATATCCGCATGGGCTCACCCATGCGGTCGAGCATCTCGTCTGCGCGGTGCAGCACTTTGACGCGGATGGACTCACGCAACGCCTTCTGCGCCATGCAGGCGGCTTCTGTGACGTCTTTTGTCTCTGCCCCGGTATGCATTCCGAGTCGGGTGGCCCAGCTCTTGAGAGTGCGCACCGGCATCTTGTACAGCCGAGCCGTGGCCGCTGGCCCGTCGACTTCGTAGACGGCGAGCACTTCGGACTTGAAATCCCAGGAGTATTCACGGCGTACCATAGCGTCCTTCACTTGCCCACTACATCCGGGGACGACAGTGATCCCTCTACCTAGGCGTCAAGCGGGGAGTCTGACGCTGCGGTGAGGCGCTCAACGGCGTGCATGAAGCGGAAGCGGACGGCGCGGGATGTGACGCCCTCGAAGGCGGCGATCTTGCGCCAGGAGAGTCCGCCGCAGCAGCGCATCTCGACCACAGCGAGCTGCTTGGCGGAGAGGACGGAGAGGTCAAAGTTCGGGAACTGCTCGGCGAGGCAGTCGGGGACGCAGCTACTTGGAGGCGCAGTCCTTGCAGACGACGAGCTGCTCGCCGGGTGTGACGGCGGCGAGAGTTTGGAGGCCTTCTGCCGAGACCTCGACCGTGGGGTCGAGCTGGCAGACGGGCGCTCCATCAGCGTCACACTCACGGCCACAGAGAGCACAGGTGGCGCGGGGCTCGAGGAAGCGCATGCCGAACCCGGCGGTCAGCGGTGGATTCATGGTCTGAGCCTACCATCACCGCCAGTATCGGCAACGCCTGGGGCTCGTACTAAGACGCCGTGGAGTCCTCCGGCAGCGAGAGCAGGCCGCGCAGCAGCTCGTCGGTCTTGGTGGCCGCCTCCGCCTGCAGTGATGGGATGGCGTGCGAGTAGCGCTCGAGAGTCATGCGCACCGAGTGCCCGAGGCGCTCGGCGACGATCTTGGGATGCACTCCGGCTCTGAGCAGCTCCGTCGCGTGAGTGTGGCGCAGGCAGTGGAAGTGGATGTCGCTCGGCAGTCCGGAGCGATCGCGCAGGTGGTCGAAGCTGGAGTGGAAGCCGTCGAGGTTCCACGGCTGCCCCAGCGCGTCGCAGAAGATGAGGTCGGACTTCGCCCCGGCCACCTTGAGCTGCGCGGCGCGCACCCTCCGGTACTCGGCGAGCACCGGCAGCAGCGTCTCGGGCAGCGCCACGATGCGCGTGCCGGTCTTGCCACCCTGGCGGAAGGCGGGTCCGTCCGGCGTCCACTGCAGGCCGCGGCGCACAGCGACCTCGCCGCCGGCGAAGTCGACGTCCTGCCACCGGAGAGCGAGCAGCTCGCCGCGGCGCATCCCGGTCGCCAGCGCCAGCAGGATCGGCACGTAGAGCCGCGCCGGGCGGCCGCCGCGGCCGTTCTGAGCCGTCGAGAGCAGGGCTGCCTGCTCGCTCGCCTCGAGCCACCTGACCTCCGGTGTGTCCTCACGGATCGGGTCGAGCTTGTCGCAGGGGTTCTTCTCGATGAGCTCCCATCGGACCGCCATGCGCAGCGCCCCGTGCAGCACCATGCGGTACTTGCGCACCGTGGTCGACGAGAGGCCGCGGGCGAAG